CCAGCGAACGGCTTGAGTGGCAAGGAACATATCGTCGTCATACCATTTATCGCGCCATTGGTGTACCAGTTCCAGCGGCGGGGTGATGGGGTGTTCCATCAGATCAGCTCCACGATCAGTTTCTCCATGTACCACTGCGCTTTTCGTAAGTCCTCGATGCGATTGCCCTTGTGATCTGCTCGCCACAGGTACTTGATCACCTGCCCTTTGCAATAGGCATGGAAGCCATCGGCGCCAAGGGCAGCCTTGATGGCATCAATGCACTCGATCTCCGTCTGCGTGTAATGCAGTGGATGGTTCACGTTGTCGGTCATTGATGTATTGAGCAAAGGAAACATGGGTCATGATTGCATGTGTGCCGGGCGGGCGCCCATAGGACGCCTCCCACCACTCCTTAAAAGCGGCTTCCAGATCCATCAGAACGCCACATCCTCAGCGCCACCACCACGCGGCAGGAACTCAAACCGCGCCACACTCAAGACATGCTTGCTGCGCTTCTTGCCGGTTTCCTTATCATCCCAGTCCTGGCGACGTACCGTACCGCTGACGAACAGGCTGTCACCTTTGCGCAGCTTGTCGGTGATGATCTCAGCAGACTTGCCCCATGCCTCGATGTCGATCGCATTGTTGATCCAGTTGCCGTTCTTATCCTTGCCTTCCTGGATGCCGCCTGCAAAGTTGCAGACCATGTTCCCGCTATCGAAGGCACGAAGCTGCGGGTCGCTGATGATGCGGATGATTCCAGATGCGTAAAGGCTCATGGCTTGATTGGGGTGATTTGATTGGCCTCCTCGAAGGCCAGGACTTGATGCAATGCGTACCGGACTCTGGGGGTGCCGTATGGCGTACCGAGTCGCGGCATGGTGATGTACGGCGGACCGACATCACGCGATCGCCAATGCTTGATCGTGGCGGGGCTCAAGCCCCACCGCTGTGCAAGCTGATCGGTCGTCAGGCTGACTTCAGTCTCCAAACGGATCGACCTCCTCTGCCGTGACAGGTGTCAAGGCAGCTTCACGATCCAGCGCCAGCTGTAGCAGCTGCTCGTGCTGCTCTGGGCTCAGGTCAGCCTTGCGGGCTTCCATGCGTGCGGCAACCTCGCGCAACTTGTCGATCGTATCAGCCTTTGCGATCGCGGCCTTGCCTGCAGCGAAGATCTTTGCATCACCTGCTGGTGCTGCAGTCAACGCCGGCGCCACGGTCGTGGTCACCGTCACGGACTCGATCTCGGCTTGCTGCATTTCATCGGTGCTGTAGACGCCTGACAGGTCAGCAGGGAACGCCTTCCGCAACGCAAGCGCCTCCGAGCACTTGGCGATCATTGCTGCCGGCATCTTCGACCACAGTCCTTGGCCGGCGTTGTAGTCAGCAAACCGCGCCACACCGACAAACGGATGGCTGCTGCCCTTGCGGTGGATGATGGTCTTGGCTGCGGCGGGTGGCTTGCTGCCAAGCCATACGTCAGCCCATTGGCCGTCTTCACCGCACCAGAACGTCTCCGAGCCATCAAGCTGGCCGGTGCGTTCGGCGATGCTGCGCAGGCCGTCGATACCCGCCTGGATGGTCATCTTGCCGCCGCGCTTGATGGCGTAGATCTGCTTCGAGAACGGATCCAGCCCGGTACGTTGGCAGGCGTAGGCGAACAACCGCAGCTCATCAACGCTGCAACCCGGCGCGATGGTGGTGCTGATCAGTTGGGTTTGCTCTGGGGTCCAGAGCGTGATTGATGTGCTCATTGTGCTTCAGTTAATGCTTTTGCGTCTTGAAATAAAGTGATCGCTTTAGCCAAAAAGATTCTGGTTTCTCGGCTGAGCTTTGGAAAATCAGCCGCAACCTTGTTGATCATCGTGTAGTTCCAATCGTCTAGCTTGATGCGATCCTTCAGTGAATGGCATTCTCGGCAACAATCGACAGTATCAATGCCGCCGTGCCGCCTCGGAACAGGGAAATGATCGCCAGGGGCGGAGCGGGAAACGCTGTAGACGCAATCGCAATACACACAAGTGCGGTGCACGCGATGGTTGCTCATTAGAAGTCCTCCGAAGTAATGGCAGAGTCGTTGCGCAATGCCCATGAAGGCAGGCTGAGCGCTTGGCACGTGTCGCCGTAGCCCGGCCATTCGTTGATCGCCTTACAGTCGGCGATCGTGGCGAGGTTACGACGGCGCAGTATCTCGCCGTGCTCCATAGCCGCAGCATCCAGCTCGTACACGCCGACCGCGTACGGATAGGACTTCTCAACCGCGATGAACACGAAGCGCTCAGCGAACGTGCCCGACAGGTAGTGCCTTGCCTGGACGTGGTACCGGTAGGCAGCAACGCTACGGGCAAACCCTGCAGGGCTGGCATCGGTGGTGGTCTTGAGGTCCACCAGCACGCTGCCGAACATCCAATCCGGGCGGCACTTGCAGCGCAGTCCGGTCTGCTGGTCATCCCACCAGAAGGACTGCTCGGCCTTGCCGGTGGTCAGCAGAGCTGCAGCTGCAGGATGCTGCCGCACCGCATCGGACATGCTGAGTGCTGTCACCATGTCAGTTTCTGACACTGCCTCGATGCCTTCAGCAGCCATGGCAGCGGCCTGCTCCTTGCCGGCCTTGGTGTTGCGTGGTCCGCAGACGCCATACCGCTGCAGCAGCTCATCAGGCTCCAGCACTGCGCAATGAACGAGGCTGCCAAGCCGCATCGCAGCAGTAGGCTCCACCGGTCGGCGGTCTGGATCCAGGTATCGCTTCCAGTAGTGATACGGGCTGGCAGCAACCGCATGGAGGTGGCTGGCTGAGATCGCTGGGTCGGCGTGGTAGTCGGCGTTAGATGTCATGCCGCATCTCCATCGCGCAGCCGGCGGTGCATCAGGCTGGCAGTGCCGTAGGTGGTGACCATTTCTGGGAATGCCATCAGGATGCGACGTTTGTTGCGTGGATCAGCTGCAAGGCCAGCATCAGCCAAGGAACGGAAGAAGTTGCCGCCATACGTCGCGGCAGTCTGGAAAGTCCAGTACATGTCAGCGTCGGACATACTCTTGATTGCCGCTATGGGTGGGTTGATGATGCGTGAGGCCGGCGTGGGTTACTGCCGCAAACGCTGCAGCAACCAACAGGAAGCAGGCGATGTTGCTAAGGCGGTCGATCATTGCTCCATGTGTGATGTGATCGCCGGATTGGGTGCGGCTCCGGCGGGCCGCGTGGATCAAGCGGGGTCGTACTGGAAGGTCACACCGATGATCGAGGGGTTGATGTCCTGCCAGCTGGCAAGGTGGTAGGCAGAGCAGGGGCCGGTCACTGCGTTAAAAGCGAAGCAGCGGACCGACTTGGTGGTGTGGATGCCGCTGGTGCCGTCTGCGAAGTGCAGGATCTCGGTCTGGGTGTAGGGCTGAGCGATTGCGGCGGTGTAGTCCATGTCTCTTGATGTGGGGTGGAAGCTCTCGCCTCCTGTCCCCAGATCCTACACCATGCTCAGCCGTGATGGGTCGTGATCAGTAACGGATCGACACAATGGCGATGCCGTCAAGCGGTACGCCAAGGCGCCAGGCAGCGCCAGCACTCAGGTCGATGCTGTTGCAGTCGCAGCGATCCGTGATCGGCACCGTCAACCGCCGGCCGCGATGGCTGACCTGCACAAGGGTGCCGCATGGCAGCCATGGATGGGCGGCGCTGATGCCCCAGTGCCGGTATGTGCCGCCGCAGTATGCCGGACGGTTGCTGTACCAGCTGTCATAGACCGTGGCAGTAACAGGCCGACCATGGGCTGGACCCTGCAGCAGCAGGGCCACGACAATGCTCAGGCGGCGGATCACAGCACGCAGCAGGCAATGATCAGATCAGCCTTGCGTGCCTTGCGGCGGATGCCGGTGATGGCCCGCAGCTCACGGCAGGTCAGCTGCTCAAGGTCTGCCGCTACTGCCAGCAATGGATGCACCAGCGGCGCTACAGCCGGCCGGCGCCTGACGACCATCGCGGTGATGTCGTCATTCAGCCGATGCAGCCATTCACCGCAGCAGTAGCCGGCGGCATAGACCGCCACCAGCACAGCAGCAACAGTGCGGACAATGCGCTCAATGTATGGCGCCCAGTCAGTGGTCAGGATGGTCTTCATGGTTCTCGGGTTGGGGTGATGGTGCCGGATAGGCTCCGGCGGGCCGTGGAGGATCAGAGGTCCCGGATGCTCGCCAGCGGCCAAGGGTTGTAGTAAATCCCCCCATAGGGCAGGAAGGAAGCGCCAGGCTCAACTAGTGGACCGTCGCCGTTGTTGTAGATCCACAGATCCACCTCACGCCCATCAGCAGTGGTGCCGATGGCGTTGATCACACCTCCGTTGGGATCTGGCTCGTAGGCGGAGTCGATCTGGATGATGGCTTCGAGGATGGTCATGTCTCTCGGGTTGGGGTGCCGGGCTTGCCGGCTTGCAGGAATCCTACACCATCCTCAGCCATGGTCAACCGCTTGGCAGCCATGCGGCGGCGGTTCCACTCCCGGCCGGCATCTGACAGACGCCAGCAGCGCGAGCACAGCGGAGCGGTCCTGTTGCTTCGCACCTGGCAGCCACAGGTGGTGCACTCAGGCAGGGCAGGGAGCAGGCCGGCCCGACGCAGGCGCAGGCGGCGCATTGATTCAGCGGTCATGTCGTGGGTGGCGTCTGTGAGCCCCTGCAAGGGGCCTGTGGGTCGTGATCCGTGGTGCACACGGGACGGGAGGGCGGAGGCCCCTTAGGGCGCCTCCAGGGCGTCGATGGCGGCCTCGATGGCCCGCTGCTCCTGCTCGATCTGATCGAGCTCGCGGCGGCCCAGCTCCAGCTGGAGCGCCAGGTCGGCCATGCGGACCGCTGTGCTGCCGGTGCGCAGCAGCGCCTCCACGCGGGCGTCCATGACGGCCGTCTCCGCGAGGAGCGCGTCCACCTCTGCCTCCAGGGCAGCGATGTCGGTGGGGGTGGTGTGGTCCATGGCGTGCCGTGTGGCGTGGGGATCAGTGAGGAGAGGGCCTCAGCCCTCCGCCTCCAGTGCGTATTCCAGATCGCAGGCCGAGGAGACCAGCGAGGCGATCAGCGGGTGCTCCGCTTCGAGCCGTTCGTACTCCTCTTCGGTGTAGCCGTCGCGGATGGCCTGGAGCGCATCGACGACCTCGGCTGAGGCGGTAGCCAGCTCAGCGAGCTGCTTGATGACGGTGACGATGTTCATGACGTGTGGTGCGGGGGACCCCATCAGTGTGCACCACAAGTCACGGGATCGAGCACACCGCGTCAGTGATACGCCCGTACCAAGATCGGCCAAATCCGTTGCGGCGCAAGGGATCTCGGCTGCAGTGTGCCAGTCAACAAGTGGCACCATAAGCAGAAACTGGCACACTCGCTGCACACAGGTCAGCCCCCAACTGGCACAAGGCCCCCTCTGTTTGGTGCCGCAGTGATACCGAACGGTGCTCGACGGTGCAGCCGTACTACCGGCCAAATACATTGCAGCGCAAGGGATCTCGGCAATCTGGTACACCCGTACCTGTGGAAAAAACGGTTTCCACAGGTGTCACACTCGGCTGCGTTACATCCAGTCACAAACAAGGGTGAGCGGATGTACTACAGGGTCAGATCGACTGCAGCGAAACGAGTCTGGGTGATAAGTAGTGCATTTGCATCATCAACTGACCGCGCCACACCAGCGATGCCGCCTGCTGCTTGCACCGCCTCCATCCATTGCCGTTGATCCGGCCTGAGCCGACCCGTGGCGCTCTTGACCTCGATGCTGGTGAACACCGCCACCTGCTGACCCACCATGTCCGGTGTGATCGTTCGCGTCGTCCAGCCGATCAGATCTGCACTGCCCTTGGCGAGGCCGAACTGAACCGGGCGGCCGTGCTGGTCACGCAGGACGCCGGTGTTGTTGCGATGCAGCCGCACCGGGCCCCTGGAGCACTGCAGGCGGATCTGTTGTTGGATTGATTGTTCAGATGCCATGCCGCTTCGCAAGTCGCGCCTGGTGGACGCGTTCTGCCCATCCTGCCTTGTAGCCGCGTTGCCGGGCCAGCTCGCGCAATGACTCCAGGTCGGTGGCACCACCCTGCTCGCGTCGCCTGGCTCGTGCCGCCAGCTCCACCAGCTCTCCATCCACCACCCGCAGCTCACGCACCTCAGATCGGAACTCATGCCGGCATTCGACACAAATCTGCGCATTGGCAGGATTCGCCGCAAAGCATACCGGGCATACCTTCACCGATGGCGCCTTCTCCCGATCGCGTTTCTTCACGCCATCCAAGCTCCACTCTCGATCCTCCAGGTGATGGCCGAGCCGCAGCGTGTTGCCCACATGGTCGAGCACTACCGCCACCTTGTCGTCGCTTGGCCTCAGGCATCGACCGATCATCTGCAGATGCAAGCCCACCGATTGCGTCGGACGCAACATGATGCAGCCGCCGACGCTCGGCACATCCACGCCTTCGCCAATCAATGCGCAACTGGTCAGCACCTTCAGCCTGCCGGTGCCTAGATCCTCCAGCAGCCCGCGTCGTGTCGGGCCATCCATCGTGCCGTCAATGCTGGCAGCAGCAATGCCTTGCCGCCGGAACAGATCCGCTACGGCCTCGGCATGAGCCACGCTGCAGCAGAACGCAATGGCCGTCTGACCGCTCAGGTGCCGGCAATAGTGGCTGTAACAGTCGCCGTGTATCTCGGTGACCCGTTGCTCAGCTTGCTTGGTGTCGTAGTCACCCATCCGCTTCCGCAGTCCGGCACCATTGAAGCCCGGTGGCGCCAGCACCTTGGCTTGCGCCAGGAAGCCGTTGTCCGTCAGCCATGCTGCCGTTGGACCCTGCACCATCGCCTCATAATGCTCACCAAGGCCGCGGCCATCACCCCTGATCGGTGTTGCCGTCACGCCAAGCAGGTGCGCCGTGTGGAAATGATCCACCACGTTGGACCATGTTCCCGCCGTGGTGTGGTGCGCCTCGTCGACGACTACCAGCTGAAAGAAGTCACGCGGCAGCAGATGTAGCCTTCGCGCAATGGTGCCGACACTGGCCACCTGCACCGCATGGGTCAAGTTCATGCCACGTCCAGCTTGTATCAGGCCATGCGGGATGCACATGGCCTTCAGGCTACGGCTGGCCTGCTCCAGCAGCTCAGCGCGATGCACCAAGATGCAGACGCGGTTGCCCTTGCGTGCAGCAGATTGGGCGATGTAGCTGAAAATGTAAGTCTTGCCGCCACCAGTGCTGAGCACGGCAAGAACCGATTTGCGGCCTAACTGATACTGGCCGCGTATTTCATTAACTAACTGCTGTTGATAAGGGCGAAGATCAATCATTGCTTAGCCCATTTCCGGGTCGGTGTTGATGCAATGCGCTCCATAGACCAACCAGCGCGGCGCCTGCCATAAAAACGCTGAACGCTAATACCAAACTCTGCCGCCCAGTCTTTCGGATACATAGCGCGCCCGCTCCACTCAATAGGTTTGGCATCAGGCGCTAAATGCTCTCTGATGTGATGGTCTTGCGTCATCACCGCCAAGTTTGATGGATCGTTGTTGTGCTTGTTGCCATCAATGTGATGCACGATTTCTCCGCGTTCAAGCGGTCGGCCAATCATCTGCTCAGCTACAACGCGATGCTCGTGGCGCCCATGTCGCTTGCGATAGGTCGTTTCCTTGACGGATTCAACACGAGCAATCTGCGCTGCGCGGTTTTTAGCTCGGCGTGACTGCTCGGGGGTGATGTAGTGCGGGTCGCCGTAGCGACGCACGCGCTGGGCGTGCATTCCGCACATACCGTGACTGTCCACTGGCTTGTCGCAGCCTTCAATTTTGCAGGTGCCGGGCATCGTCCAACAGTTGCGGGCAACGGAATCATACCGCTTCCCGCCACCGGTTGGCAGCACCGCCAGCACCCGCCGGCGGCCCATCTGGTATTGCAGGCGGATTTCGGTGATCAGTTGTTGTTGGTAGGGGCGAAGATTCATGCCAGCTCCAGTCCATGCACCTGGTAGCCGCCGATGCCACGCGAAACGTCAATCAGTCCCTGACGGCGTAATGCTGCCATCCGCCGGCTCACGCTGGATTGATGCACCTGCCATGCCTCCTGCAGCTGCTCGGTGGTCACAATGCCGGGCTCGTACCGCAGCAGCATCGCCACTTGCAGCAGATCCAGCACCGCCTGGTCGCCATGCTGGTGGCGCAAACCCAGCAGCTTGCTGATGCCAAGGGTGAAGCTCATGGCTGGATCTCCCGATCAGGCAGCGGCGGCAGTTGACGCCATCCGTTCTCGTCATCACCCTGCGCAACCCACCATGCCGTGCCGTCATCAGCAACAGCATCAATGATGGCAACACCATTGGGATGCACCGTGCGA